CTGTTGACTATCTGGATGGCCGTCCGCGGGTCGCCATAACCCACGGCAAACCTGTCGTCTACCCCGTAGTAGAACTCATTCTGCATGAACACGTTGGCGTCGTCTGGCTTGTCCATGGAGACGAACTCCACGTTCTTGCGGAGCTGGAATATGAGAGGCTTAACCTCGATTTGCTTGGTGCACATCATGTACCAGGTGGTCGCCGTTGCGTCAATCCACGGGGAGGGCTTGACGCTGTCAGGCGAGATTATGCCAGCCTCAGGACGGGAAGTCCCGGCCACCGCAGGCACGAGAGCCTGGCGAATCGGGATGAGCATGGTGGGCGAGCAGACGATGGTGTCTGGCATGAGTCCCATGACTATGCCCTGGTCGTCCTTGAAGCCCTGCATGGCGACGAATGCCGCTGCTATCCCTGCCCGAATCTCAGCCTCTGAGTCCGAGTAGTTGCCGGTCAGCTGATTGGCGATGGTCCCGCTGCTTCCTATGGTTCGCGCAGTTCCGAAGAATGCCGCGTCGTCATAGGCAAGCAATGAGGCACCGTCGTCCAGCTGGGTCAGGACCATCTGGTTGAAGTGCCGTATAGCCCTGTTCGCGAGTCCCTTGATGCGAGGGGCAATCATGCCGTACTTGTCGTCGTCGTAGGTGTCGCGATTGATGCTGATGGTCCCCTCGTAGTGCTTGTTCGTCAGCGTGTAGTCGTAGGCGTTCGGGGACTTTAGCTGCCTCTTGTCGAGCCACTCGGACATGGTCGGGTTGGCGCCCAGCCATCCGTAGCTCTCCTTGTCGGTGACGCTGTCGAACTTGGTCGATATGTCCTGGTAGAGCGGCCTCTCGGCGAACGCCTCGTCCAGTGCCGTCTTGAAGATGGCCCTGTAGTTGGTCATCAGCCCAGCCAGGAAGTCTGAAGTTACTAGTGTCATTTGACTGTCTCCTTATGTCGTATTTTGGTAGGCCGCTATGCGACCTTGATGAACTTGTCAAGCGCCAGCAGGGTCGCGGTTTGCAATTCCACTTTTGACGGTATCGTGAGGACGTCCACGTCAATCTCGATTTCCTGCGAATAGAGTTCCGTCATTTCTTTCCTTGCCTTTGCGGCATGCGGGCTGGAAGCTGGTACTGTCAGAGTGCCGTCATCGGAAGCGATAGCCCCGCAGCTGGCCATCACTTCGTTGCCTTGAGTAATGACAACATTGATTTCCTTCTCCAATTGCTGCACTAGGCGCTTTGCCTTGTATGCTGCGCCTGACGGCATTCTGGCTAGTACCAAGTCCTGTATCGCAGGCACCATGCCCACCAGTTCCCCTGCTGTGACTTTGGTCTTGTCCTTGCTCATTGTTTCGCCTCCTTTTATTTTGGTCTATTTATAGCGTCTCTAGTCCTATCCGGCCGACCGTTTTACGGCATTGCTGTCAATGTACAGCTGGCCTGCGTTGCTGGGGTCAGAGGTCGGAGGATTGCTCCACATGATGATGGTGTTGGCCGTGAAAGTCCCGCCGCAACTCAGGTTGCCGTTGGCCACGATAGCCCCGGCGCCGGAGATTGTGCCGCCTGCGTTGAAGTTGCCGTTGCATATCATCGAGCCTGAAGTCACCGAACCGCCGGCGACCAGGTTACCGTTACATGAGACAGTCCCGTTCAAGACTGTGGTCCCACCGATTGACAGGGTACTAGCGCCAGTCAAGGCGCCATTGACCCAGACCGCGTCGCTGAAGGTAAGCAAGCCAGTGGTGTGAGTGATTGTGACGTTCCCGGCATGGAAGGATATAATGCTTCCAGTCTCGCCAGCGTCGCCAATGCCGATGTTGTTGCCAACATACAAACTCAGCTTGATTCCCATGCCGCCAGGCAAGATAACGGAACCAGTGACTGAGTTGGTGGCGTCTGTGGTGTTCCCGCTCTGAAGTATGCCGCCGACCGTCAGCCCCATGTTGCAGGCGATTCCTCCGCCTGTCGCCAGGTTGCCGTTGCATGTCACGGTACCGTTGAGGGTTGAAGTCCCGCCAATCGACAGGGTACTGGCCCCTGTCAATGCGCCTTCGACCCAGACAGCGTGGCTGAAAGTGAGCTTCTGGCTGCTATGGGTTATGGTGAAGTTGTCGGCGTGAAAGGTTATGATGCCGCCGGTCGTGCCAGCATTGCCGACGCCTATCTTAGTGCCGACGTACAGCTTCTTTGCGATTCCCATGCCGCCAGGCAGAATGACTGAGCCGGAGACTGAGTTGGAGGCATCGGTGGTGTTACCGCTCTGTAGAATGCCCCCGACCGTCAGCCCCTGGTTGCACGCTATCCCGCCGCCAGTCACCAGGTTGCCGTTGCACGAGACGGTGCCGTTGAGTGTAGAGGTACCGCCCACGGACAAGGCGCCGGCAGATGTCAGATTCCCGGATGTCCATATTGCGCCTGAGATGAGCAGATATGTGCCGTTCCACTTGATGCTCGCGTCTCCGTCGGTGCCGAACATAATCGGAGCGTTGTCAATCAGGTATTCAGCAATGCGTAATGCCCTGTCTCCAATGTCAATCCAGCCTGATGTCGTGCTGTCATACTCGACCAGCGTTCCGCAGCATATGAAGTTTGTCGAAGTGTCGTCCATCACGCCGTCGGTCGAGACGTACATCTTCTGCCCGACCATCGCCTGTGTTATGGAGGTGGCCACGACTTTGTGAACGCCTTCGGTTATGACGCGGCATCTCTTAGCCCCTGAGGTCGTTCCCAGCACGTTCTCATACGCAACGCCTGCGAATCGAAGTCCTGCGGTGTCAGCGGCTGCCACCAGGTAGCCTGAGGTGTTGAGGCACACCAGCGCCCCTTTGTATATCTGTGTAGACTCGTACACAGGATGGCTCTGCAGTCCGCTCTCCTTGCGGACTATGTTGGTGTCGGCTGACAATGCGGCCGGTATGCCCAAAGCGATGAGCATCACCATGGCCATCAGCAAACAAAATCTGTGAAGTTTCTGTTTCATGTCTGGTTGAATCTCCTTATGCGTATTTTGTCACGTGCCTCGGCTATGCCTTCGCCGCGGCGTCTCGCTGCTTCTGTGCAACGAGGTCTTCCTTGCTTACGCCAAGCATCTTGCCAATCTTGACCTCCGCCTCGGTCAGCTGGATGGCGTCGTCGCTTGACTCGACTCCTAGAATGGCGCCTGTCGGCCCTATCTTTGGCGCTGTGGCCAAGAACGACCTGAACCCCTCCGCGTCTTTGGCCCGCAGGTTCTTTGCCCAATCTACCTGCTTGGGAAGTATGTGCCCGTCGGCCAGAGCCTGGTTCACGTCCTTGTTCACGTCTGCAGCCGTCAGCTTGGCGTTGGCTGCCGTTAGGCTTGCCTCCGCCCTGTCCTTCGCCTGCACCGCCTCTTCCTTGTCTGCCTCAACCTGACCGGCCGCGTCGGCCTTGGTCTTCAGTGCCTTGATGGCCTCGACCAAGTCGTCCTCGGGAGTCAGCCCAAGCAGTTCCCTGATTTTCTCTTCCAAAGCTGTGTCCTCCTGTCCTAGATTTGATTTGTCTTCGCCGTGTTCATTGGTCTCTTCAACGCCCGCAATCTCTGCGGCCTTGTTGAGCGCCAGCTCCTTCGGCTCCATGTCTGCAGCCACTAACCGCCCTAGCGTCGTCTCGCTGAGCACAAGCACTGCCGCGTTTGCCTCCTCAAGTTTGTCGCTGAGCATGACTGGTTGCATTCCCTCTATGAATGGCCTGTTCGTTAGGGCCACCGTCAACAGGCACGGACCAATGTCCTTGCCCGTCTCCTTGTCCTTGTAGTTCATGTTCCACTCCGGGCTTATGAACCGGTATTCCTTGGCCCTTATCAAGTCGGTGGCCTTCTCTGTCCACTCTACGGTCGCCATGAGCGTGCCTTCAACAGCCTCCACGCTCTTCACCCATCCGGCCGCCGGAGTTACCGCTGGTGGTCCTATCGCGCTCATGTGCTCATAGTCCACCACCATCTCGGTCGGAGGCTTGGGCCTGCTTGCCTTAAAGTTGTCCTCCATCGCCTTGAGAGTGTCGTCCGTTATGGTGAACTTGCCGTAGAGTGGATGCCTGAACGTCCCGGTCCTGAACACCTGCACGACCGATGTCGCGCCGCCTTCTCCCGGCGGTATCGTCCCTAGGCTCGAGACGTAGCGCATGGTCATGTCCCTCGCCTTCCTTACCCACTCGCTTTCTTTCTCCTCGTAGGCGTTCTTGACTGCGCCCCATCCAGCCATCCTTGCCTCTTCCTCCGAGGCGCCTCCGTCCAGCGTGCTGTTGAACACGTCAACGAATATCCTCTGCGCACCCTCTGGCAGTCCCTTGATGTAGTCTGGTATGTTGTCTGGCATGCTATATGGCATTGCTATACCTCCTGCTTGAACGTGTATACCCAAATGCAGCGGCAGCGGTCTTTGCCATCGCACTCGTCGTACGGCGGCTCCTTGAGTCCGGCTGGCTCATTCCCAGGCGTCCAGCTCTTGCCGTCCATGCCCCTGCAGTAGTCGCATGTGTTGTCGTCCATCAAGGCACTCGAGGTTATGCTCTTGATGCCCATTCCCTTGGCCTGCTCCTGCCTGCCCAGGTTAAACGCCTCGCTGGCGCTCACCCTCGAGACCTTCCTCAGCTCCTTGTCCGACAGCTCCTCGATAGACATGGTCAACTGTCCCTTGTCGATTACGCCTTCCCTCAGCTGCCTCAGCGCCTCGTACGCCAGCGACGCCCTCATCCTGTTCGCCAAGATGTTGGCTATAGCCAACGCCCTCACCCTCAAGAACGACATCGAGTCTGGAGGCACGACGTCCTGCGCCTTCATTGACGCCCCCTGGCGTTCAGCCTCGTTCTTGACCTGCTCGCCGCCATAGTCAACAAGACCGTCCAGAAGCTTCTCGATTGCGTCTGCCACCTGAGTCCTATACGGAACGTCAATCTCCGTCATCTTTTCGTAGTTCTTGTCCTCTATGTATCCGGCCATGACGTCGACCAGCGCCTTCGCCTGCTTCTTCTGTATCGGCAAGACAGCCGCGACAAACTGGTCCTCGAACGTGTCTAGCGTCTTCTCAATCTCCGCGAAAGCCACCGACGTCTCGATGCCTGCCGGCACCCTCCAAAACTCTGCCGCCTTCATCGAGGCCTGGACCGGCCAAATCCTGCCTTCCCTGAATGTCTGAACAGGCTTCGGCTCTGGCCTCGGTGTTTCGCTGTCTGCGCTCTTCAGAGGCAGCTTCACCATGCGCCTGAGTTCGTTCTCTACTTCAAGGTCTGCAGTTATGGCTCCCGACGTTATGAGCTGGGCTATGGCCGAAGCGTAGCCGAGCACATCTGGACTGTCAAGTCCGCTGACCGTCAAGTGCGGATAGCGGTTGACGTTCCAGTTATAGTCGACCATCTCCCTGATTGCGTATCTGTTTATCGTGTTGCACACGTTCTTGCCTACAGCCTGAAGCGCCATGAGGAAGAACTGTGACTGGTCTTGGCTCAGCGCATAGCTTCCGGACTTCGAACCCAAGTTCATGAACTGCGCCAGGATGCTCCTGACTATCTGAAGGTCATGGTGGTCGATGCTTCCCAAGATGTTATGAAGCTGGCCAGACACGCCTTTCAGCTCGAAGCCTATAGACGCCGGATGAGCCTCGTATGCCCTCTCGTGTGAGTGCAGCCTTTCGCCTATCTCCTTGATGGCGTCTTTCTGCGCCTGAGTCGCCGAGTCAGGATAGGTGAACGACGCAAGGCCTATGCCGTGCCTCTCTGCCGCCATGCCGTCTATGGCATACAGGTTGTTCTTGTAGTACCAGTGCTTGTATGCCGCCCTCAGCAGGCTAATGCCCCTGAAGTTGCTGCCTTCCTTCTCATGCGTGAACACGAGTAGCTTTTCGGCGGGTATGTCTATCTGCTCGAACCTGTTGCCAATCGTCGCCTGCTGCCTGATGAAATCAAGTCCGCCGGCGTCTGTGACATGCCACTCGACTATTGACTGAGGCAGTCTTGGCGCCAGTTTGCGCCATGTGTACCTGCCTTCCCTAAGCTCCCAGACCTTCTCGAACGGCATATGCCCGAAGTCAAGCATAATCAAGGCCTGCCTAAGAAAGTCGTCCCACGTTATGGACATTCCGTCGAACAAGTCGTTCTTTACGGTCTCGGCAATCTCCACGTCAATGGACTCTTTGCTGGCCGGAGCGACGTCCCAGCGGGCCACCATCAAAGGCAGCTTGCACGCCAGCAGGCCGGCCTTGACCTGCCCGTCTGACCTGCGCATCCTGTCATATGTCTTGATTGCCTTCTCGCCATGCAGGTCGCTGTTGTAGTCTTCCTCGTACAAAAGGCCGGAAAACACCGACGTGCCAGTGGCGCCCAGCTCCACCTTGACGGCAGGCTTCTCCGCCCCCATGAACGACTGTATTCTCGTCTTTAGGCTCATCTCTAGAACTCCTTCCCCCTTATGCCATTGAAGCTGGCCGGAGGCAGCGGCCTCGTTTCCTCCATGAACTCGAAAAGCGACAGGCCTGCGTTCCTGACCGCGGCCACTGCCATCATGCCGACCGCAATAACCAAGTCGTTCCTCTTGCCGCGGACATGGTCTATCTTCCAGCCCTGGCCCGTCTGCTTCGCTATAATCTCGACAAACTCCTTGTCAAGCTGCGGCTCGTTGTAGCACACCAGCGTCCCATTCCGCAGCATCGTTATAATCGTCTGGGACATGAACATCATGTCGGTATTGAAGTTGAACGGCTCGACAACGAAATAAGGCTTGAGCCGCTGGAGCACATACTCCATCTGCCATGGGTCGATGACCATCTTGCGCGACTTGAATCTCGCGCCGGTCTCGCTCAGGTCGGTCTCGACTCCGGCAATGTCTATATGCTTTGTCTTCGTCCCCTCCCACCAGCGCAGGTTGTCAATGTACACCCGCCCGTCTATCGGGTCATAGTGGCCGACGCACCTTGCCGCCCTGTCGTGGCTCAGACCAAGGTCGCAAGACACAATGTAGTCAAGCGGCCTGCTCATGTCCGGCCCGTACTGAATGGTCCACGGAACGCCATGCAGCCTGACAATGTCGTCTGCCGTGACAAACGTACCGTCAGCCGATGCCCACCTGTTCTCGTGGAACCTGGCATAACTGTTCGGTGGCAGCCTCCGCTTTTGCGTGTCCAGATACTCCTGCGTGACCCACGAGGCATTGTTCTCGTGCATCCAGACATAGAACATGCGCGGGTCCTCTCCGGCCTGCCCTGCCTTGTACAGCTTGTACAGAAGCGAGTCTTTGTCATAGCCGGCGTACGTCACTATGAGGCCAAGCGGATTCGTCCTGGACGGCGAGGTCGTCAGCTCGTCGTAGAACTCCCTGCCAGGGAAGCCCCAAAGCTCGTCAAACAAGACAAGCGTCGGGTTCACCCCAGCCGCCGTCTGGTATTTGTGAGCTATCGGACGGCATATAGTTCCGGTTCCCTTCATCTCTATGCCTGTCTTCAAAAGCCTTGCAGACGCCTTCAGGTTCGGGTTGGCCCTGAACGCGTCACGCATCTTCTCATAGATGATTAGCGAAGCCTGGTCAAGGTTGTTGGCCGCAATTATAATCTCGCCGTGCTGCTCTCCGGCGAACATGAACCACAGCCCTATTCCGGCGGCCAGCGTACTCTTGCCGTTTTTCTTGGGCAGCCCTACCAAAGCCAGCGTATATCTGCGCCTGCCGTCTGGGAGCAGGTCATAGAACAACGGTCGCAGTATAAGCTCCTTCTGCCATTCCTCGAGGACTATAAGCTTGCCCGTCTCGGGCACGATATACTGCTCCTCGAGGAACGATATTATGTCCGTCTTGTACAAGGCCGCCTTTTCCGGCGTCACCGCCGCTGGCCTGTCTGCCACTAGAGCACCCTTCCAATGCCGACTTCCCAACGGGCCAGCTTCCTGCATGGCACGCCGAAAGAATGCCCGCATCTTTCCACGTCTATGAAACCGCGCTCCTCGTTCGGCTTGCCTTCGTTGATAACAACTCCGTGCTTCATGAACGGAAGCAGCGCGTCCCTGATTTGGTCGGCATAGTCAAAGGCCTCAGGCGGCAAGGCTATGTCCATTCTGATTCTGTAATCCATCTCGTCAGCCATTAGTAGAAGTCCCTCCGTTTCGCCATATTATGTATATGCGAATGCTCTCTTGCGGTCAATGCCTTGCTGCAGGCCATAAACATACTCAGGTTGGCTGTCAGTCGGGTAGTACCTTCATTGCTCTCGCCTACATGAGCTATCTCGTTGTTGCTTACAGGTGAGACATGTGTCGCCTGGACATTAGAGACGTCAATGCCATTCCTGAAAGTCGTGACAGTAGCACCTATCCTGGTGTGTCCTATCGTATACCACGTGCCGACCACAACAGTATTAGCTGCCGTATTGCTTTGCTGCTCTCCAGAAGCATTCCAGGTTGAGAAATAAACGGCTCCGCCGCTATGATGAAAGATTCTATAGCCAGCGACGCCGTCTGTACCTCTTACTATAATGTATTGGTGCCCAGCAAGGCCAGAATGCTTGACATGATAGACAATCGAAAAGTCACCCGTGAAGTCTAGCTGGCTGGCTCCAGTCATCGTAATGTAGTCGTCGCCATCGAAGACCCTGCCTTGCGAGTCTTGCGGACCGCCCACGGCCACGCAAGCCTGTGCGTTAAGGTCCTTGGACTTAAACGAGGCTCCGCTCAATTCCGGATGCCATAAAGGCAAAAACAGCTCGAGACTGTCAAGCGGCAAGTTCATGCGCTTTGGAACCATCAGCCCGCTTTGTTGAGTCGACCATAAGTTCCTGGTTACTCCGACCTGTGTCGTCATGCTTTTTTCCCCCTTACGTCATATACGTGAATCGCACGCCTTCGCCGCCGGCAAGTGCGTCTATCCAGACATCGGCAAGGTCGTCTATCTCAAGGGTCACCGAATCGCCTGCATATAGCACGATGCCTGTGCCCGTGGCTATCGTGGCGACCACTCCCTCGCCTCCCACGGCAACGGCGTCGGTGTTGTCCGTCTGCGCCTGTACGATGACCACCTTGGCCGGCGTTGAGCTTGCAGCTAGAGGCACGTCAGTCAGCGGCGTGGTAACCGTCACTACGCCGTCTGCCACCCCTGTCCTGTCGTGCCCTACCCTGCCGATTATCGCTGAGCCTGTCGACAGCACTATGCCTGTCACCAAGTCCTTGAGCCGCCTGAGCAGCGTGTACTCAGTCGGCGTCGCCTGCACTTCGCCCATGCCTGTGACCGCCACCGTGGCGCCTGTCACCAAGTCCTTCAGCCGCCTGAGCAGCGTGTACTCAGTCGGCGTCGCCTGCACCTCGCCCATCTGCTCCTCGGAAATATACAGCTTGCCGTCGTCGTCGTTGGCGACTATCTTCGGCCCTCCGCTCTTGCTCTCACCAGACACCGGTGTTGCTAATTTGTCTTGCGCTGTAACTGCCATTGTGTTACCTCCTGCCTTTGATTATATAACGCGGCGTCCGTTCACTGCGGCTCGCCGTCTTCCTCGCTCATCATCGACGCGAGGTCTTTGGTCGCCTGTATCATGCCTATGCCGAGGCGCACCCGTGACTGAGGCGTCATGCCCATCATGTCGCACAGCCGAGCCGTCGCGTTGACCGCCGCGAGGTACACCTTCATGTCTCCTTGCCTCATCTTGTTGTCTTCGTCAAACAGGCCGCAAGACGAAAAGAATCTCAAAATAAGGTCTATGATTGCCATGTTCTTGGCAAGCAGGTTAACGACTGGCATGTCCGCCGGACCTATCGCAACCTTGTTGCCCTCCAGTATCTCGATAATCTCGCTTCTCTTGTGCGGTATTATCAGTGCCAGCTCTGCCCCACTGAAAGCTCCATGCTTCGGTGGCCTTCCGACAGGCCTCTTGACCTTTGGCAAGACGACCCTAGACTCCCGCTCTTCAGTCATTGTAGGATGCCCTCCCCAGGTCGCGCATCATTTGCGCCGCCCCGTCATACAGCGAATCGTATGTCGTGCCGTCCAGGCGATAGTCAAACGTGACTTCGTCAAGGTCTGTCTCTGATGGGTCGTTGGCAAGCGCCAAGTCTACCTTGGAGCCGTACATCGTGACCCGCGAAAGCCTGGCGTCTTGGTCACAGTCGACACGCACCATGACAAAATCGAACACCTTCAAGGCGTGATACTCATACTTGAATCGCATGTCCGATATGGCAACGTCTTGCCTCAGTGGCATTTTGCTCAATACGCTGTTGACCCACACCAGCCTGTCCACCTCGCACATCTTGCGGCCCAGCTCAACAAGCAGATGCCTATTCTTTGCCCCGGATTTCATGTCAAACAATTCACACGCCACCTCTTTGAGGCGGTCCGCGAACGCGTAACGAGTAAAGCCGTATCTCTCGACAAGGCGGGCGACAAGCGTGTCCTTGCCGGACCTCATCTTACCTGACACGGCCAACCTGAGAACTGGTGCTATGCCTTCTCTCACATTCTCATTATACGTCATCAAAGCTCCCTCGTTTCTTTGTCGTCCCTTCGGACAAACAGAGACATCATCGCGTTGGCGTAGGCGGCCAGCCTTATCGCCTTCAGAGGGTCGGCCAGCCTGTGCCAGAATCTGCCCTTGGTCATAACCTCGACCTTGACATTGGCATAATTCTCCTTGACTTCAAGAGTCGCAGCATCTCCCACGACACTGTATACGGTCACGCCGTCATCGTCAAACCTTATTCTCAGCATGCGCTCCCTCCTATTCGGCCAAGCCGCAGGACGCGAATCCTGGCCTAGCCTGTGTCATCATACTCGCCGCTAGTCGGCGGTGCCTCATTTCGCGTCCAGGAACTCCTGGTGCGTGCCCAGCCCCAGGTAGACCGGCAACCTTAGCCTGCCAGCGTTGGTCCGCTCCAGGTACTTGACCTTGAAGTACACCTGATAGTTGGCAGTCTTGACCAGCTCGGACAGGTTCTTAAGCTTAGCGGCGTCAAAGCCTGTACCCACATGGCCGACGTACCCGTTCCTGTCTTCCAGGTGGAACGAGCCGGCCATCCCCAGACGTCTGCCCCTGCCGTCGTCCCAGCCGACCACCTTGAAAACCTCACTCCCGTCCTCGCCGACCCACACCTTGACCTTGAGCCACTTACGCTTATGCGGCATGTACGGCTCGTCAAGCCGCTTGCCCACCACGCCTTCCCAGCCTTCCGCCTTTGCCGTCTCGAACAGCCACAGTCCGCTGTCTGAAGACCACGGCCTGCCGCAGCACGGCGGCCTAGCGATGTCCAGCATGCCTCGTCTGAATGACAGCACATTTAGGCTATAGTCAATGCCATATGCCCTTAGCAGGTCAAAGGCGACATACCTGGCCGGCAGCCTCTCAGCCGCCTCGTCTATGCCCGTCTCCAAGTTGACCCTCGGCTGAATGCCGTCCTGGAACCCGAGCCCGTCGGCGCTGACGACCTCGCCATCCAGCGTCATCGGGCATGCTCCCCAGTCCACCGTAAAGGCAAGCGCCTGCACAATCTCCGGAAACGTGGCGGTCTTGTCGGCGCCGCTCCTGGCCGTCAGCCTGACTCCTGCCTTGGCGTCTATGTCCGCCCTCATCCTGAGTCCGTCGTGCTTGCGCTGCCAGACCCATGCCTTGTCGTCAAACGCCTCTGTCTTGAGCTTGCACAGCATCGCCCACTTGTTGTCTGTCATGCGCATCTCCATATCCACTGGAACGTGCGGCATCCTGTGTCTTCATCTCGCCTGACGTTCAGCCCGACCCTGGCCTGGCAGTTCCTAAAGAACAGGTGCGCCTCTATCGTGAATAACTGAAGCGCCGGTGAATACAGGTCGCGTCCCCAAACTATGAGGCGGAAGACGAATCCACCCAGGCAGAATGACAATAGCATTATGTCACCTCCATCTTAATGTCGCTCTCGACCTCGTTGCCCCAGACGTCCCAGCCTGGACCCTTGAACCTAGCGAACAGTTCAAGCCTCGGCACGTCACCGAACAGCTGCTCTATCCTGAGTCGCGTCTCGTACGGCTTGCTTGAGTGCCGCGTCAACGTGGCCTCTATCAGCTGCCTGACGTTGTTGCTCTTCTTGAGATGTGTCATTCGGCCCTTAGTTCCGAACAGGCACAGCTCGCAGCTCTTCATTGTCCACGGCGCCATGTTAACCTTGGGCTTGCCCGACGCATGGCGCTTGACCCAGACGAACCCCACCGTCTTGTACTGGAAGCCCCAGGCCGCAATGACCTTCAGGGCCGTCGGCAGGTGGGCGTCCGTCGTCCACAAGAACAGGGCGCAGTCGTCCGCAATGAAAGGCTGCACAGGCACGGCCATGATGACCTCGTTGGTCATGACCGGGTAGTGGTCGGTCAATGGCTTGAAGTTGCTCGTGTAGTCCTTGCTCGAGAACTTCCAAGGTGGGTCGGCATACAGGACGTTATATGTCTTATTTGTTTGACTAAACTCCATATGGACCTCCGATAAACCCCGTATTCAGTGCGCGTTTTAATATGCTAGCGCACCTGTGAAAGGGCCACACGCCCTTGTGATTCTGTGCGAATAGGAGTTGAATACAAATGGCGAGCTCGTTTCGTGCTGGTTACGAGACTTCCAGTCTGCGTAGCTGGCAGGTACCAGAACGTATGTTCTAAAGAGCCAGGTATAACGCTATTCATGCCTGTGCCGGTTGCCGTCTCCTCGCTTGATTCCTTCCA